ATCAAGATAACCTGTTACATTCACTTTTACAAGAGAAGTGCAGCTATAAAAAGTTCCTGTTGAAATTTTAGGCACTTCCAATTCTGCTGGAAGTGAACTGCAACTTTGGAAAATATTAGTTCCAAGAGTAGTAGCGTGAGTAAGTATTTTTTTTACTAACTCTCCAGACGTAATGTTTTTATTATCGCTAAAGCAATAACCTCCAAGAGAGTAAAACGCATTATCGTCAATAGTTAAATTACTTAATGCCCCACTTTGTCTAAAAGCGTATATATCAATTTTAGTTACACTACTTGGAATGTTTAAAGTTGTTAGAGAGGTACATCCCGAAAAAGCATAATCGCCGATTTCTTGCACCGTGTTAGGAATAGTAAAAGAAGATAATTTTGTACACGAATTAAACGCTCCATACGCTATTTTTTGAACCTGTTGTTTATCCTCTGGTATGTCAAAGATAAATTCTTCCAATGCAGTGCAATTCTGAAAAGCATTTTGTCCAAAATGATATAATGTTTCACTGCTGGATTTTGTAGCTCCAGTCAAAGTTACTTTCTTTAAGTTCGTACAATTACCGAACATACCAAACCAGCATTTTGGAATTACTATCTCTGTAATTGTGGTGGTATAATCAAACACATAACTACTTAAAGAGCCGGCATGATTGAGTATATTTGTCACATCTTCATTAGTAACACTTGTTCGGGAAAAACAACTTGAACCTAACGACATCTTCGTTCCTTCTGCAAGTGTGATATTAGAAACGCCAGAATAATTAAAAGCACTATCACCTATAGATGTAACACTTGCAGGGATATAAACCGTAGATAGAGCAGCTGTATTATAAAAACAATTACTCGGTATGCTTGGCATACCATCCGGTATATTGACTGATTTTAGTTTAGTACAACCAGAAAAACACGACCCATCAAATTTTACGCAGGTTGTAGGCAATTTTACACTTGTGATGTTTTTATTGTTGTAAAAAATGTTTGGATTAAGACTTGTCACCCCATCAGGTACAATAACATCACCTGTAGGCAATCCTGAACTGTCAATGGGGTATATACCTTTTTGCTTTCCACCGCCACCGCCATATGTATTATTTCCTATCATGCGATTACCTCACTTTTTATCTTAACTGTAATATCCTCCGTAGGTATCTCACTGCAAGAAAATACAAACGCTGTATCAGTCTCCGCCGATAAATAAACACCATTTTCGGCATACGCTTTGAGAGACGCAGCGTCAGGAATAGGCGTGTTTAGCCTGCTCGTATCCACTGTTGCAGATACTGTGTTGGTCTTAGTCTCACTGTCCCAGCTTGCAGCACTCAGCGTAATACTTTGAGATATCTTGGTCTTTATAGCTTCCAGATCGCTCTTAGAAGCGAAATTGATACCCGATACATCACCTGATACCCTCATCTGTATGGTAAAATCCACAGTCGGCTTTTCTTTGCGGCAAACTGTCGTGATGCTGCCATTAGCAGTTGTTATCTTAGTCAGGCAGGCAAATGCCTTTTCCTCACTGTCCCAGTTATCCTCTGTGTCGGAATATTTCAAGTCCACAATAGGCATATTGTCTGCACTGATAGATGTTACTGTTACAGTCTGCGTATAAGGAGCAGTATTACTCCAGCCGGATGCAGGAAGCGTTGCGTATAAAACAGCACAGTCAGTATTGATATCGACCTTGCCCTCGGCAATTACATTTGTGTCTTCTTCTCCAATTAGCCAGTGTTTTGTGTCTGAGTCGATAGACGGTACAGGTGCTTTCAGTGATAATAACCAGTCAGCTTCACTGCCTGTATAACCCTTTGCTACCGCCAGTTCATACGCCGATTTTCCGTCATCTCCATTAGTACCGTTTGTACCATTGGTGATAGTAGCGCTCGTGGTTCCCGAGCCATCAGTCGCAGTTACCGTGCAGCCCGTTTCCGTCTGCGATACCGACAACATAGCAGATGTACCGTTGGATACATTTGCGGTCGTAGTGCCATTAGCATCAGTCACAGTTATGGTAGCTCCAAGGTCGGTCTGTGTAACTTTGGCAGTAGGGGAGACACCATCGGTGCCCTTGTCTCCCTTTTCACCCTGCTGACCTGTCAAAGCAGTCCAATGAGTAGCATCAAACTCTGTTCCTGATGTGTGAGCTTCGGTACATTGATAAATAATTGTGCCGTAAACAACTAAATTATCAACAACATACGCTGTATTTGCGACCCAGCTTGGGATAGCACTATCGTTAATACACGTGATTACACCCTCCGAGCTGACCTTAATGGTCTCACCGTCTGGCTTAACACCGCCCAAAATCGTAGTGGTTGCTACAGGCAACGTATAAGGCTGCGCTTCGCTGCCCTTTATAACGCCGTTACTGTCGATAGTAATAGTTGTTCCATCGACTTTAACACCGCCAAGGACTGTAGTGCTTGCTGTTGGAAGCGTGTAAGTTGTTGCTCCGTGGATAGTACCATCTTCGTCAACAGTTATTGTACTGCCGTCAGGTTTAACTCCACCCAGAGCAGATGTAGTCGCTGCTGGGAGAGTATAATCGCTGCCCACTACCGTGTCTTCCCATGTTAATTTTCCTTCGCTATTCGTACCGAATTTATCAAGAATTTGCATATTTGTGTGTGTATGTACCTTGTCCAACATTTGATTAGACAGCATTTGCCAACTGATTTTTTTATCAACGTGATTAGATGTATTCAGAATAAATACATCTGCATCATTTAAACTTGTAATAGGGTCTAAATCGTAAATATATGCCATTATTCCACCGCCCTTTCTAACAATTCGGTCTTGTGATTTTTAATAACTTCAATATACTTACCATCATTAGTCTTATAATATTTATCATCAACTGTTCCAACATCTACAACATAAGTGTTGCTCAATAAGGACATTTCATATTGAGGATTATATAACTGTACACTAAATAAATAAGTTTGATTATCTTCTGGAATAGTATAAGTAATTACCTTATAAGCACCTTCATTAAGCCACTCAAGATTAGCTGTTCCATCGGTATCAACGCTTTCTCCAATAAAATTAGCTCTCATATATAACTTTACAAGAGATATTCCTATATCCTTGGATTTTACATATAACTTAATCTTATTGCCGTCAATTTCATGTTTGAAGATAACTGGTTTTTCAAGCATATACTTGTTTCTTGTCTCAGAAGATAAATCCGTCTTTTCATCAGTATAATAAGGTCTGTAAATAGATAATCCCAAAGTCCATTCGTGATTTGAATAACCTATGCTTTTAATAGTATAAACATTGGTATCACCATTCATAGTCGTGTACTCAATGCTTCTGCCAACAACCATAGAGGGATATTGAAACTGAGCAATGTAAATACCCACGAGAGTTATGTCAAAGGTCTCATGTCCGTATAGACCTTTGTAACATTCCCATCTTGCTCTGTTTCTGCATTTTTCATCAGTATCAAGCTCGGAACAATTAAATACTTTGCTTCTAATAACATCGAAGTTATACATAGCCCAATCGCAATATCCATAATAATTACCGTCTTTACCATAGACTTCTGCATAGCTTATAGTGTCACTGTCAGTATAGCTTGTTCCTTCGCTAATAACCAATCTACTATAATCCCTATAGTGCATAAGTAAATCCCCATATAATAGGGGAGACTTCTTTTGTATTCTTAGATTATCCTTTTCGTCTATCCAGTATGTGTAATTCTGCATACTATCTTCAAGAATACTATTTAAAATATCACTGACAGAACTACCCTCTTCAAATTCATAATACTTTACCGTATCATAGAAATCTAAGCCATCTATGTAAATGTTTTTAACAGGAACTTCCGAATTGTTCTGTCTAAAAAACGTATTATTCTTTTCAACAAACTGACGTATAAAATCAGATGTAATAGGTGTATCATTTGCAATGTGAATACCTAAAGGAAATCCTACTTCTCTTTGATTTCCCTCTTTATCTGTTTCAAGATATCCTATTCTCGAAGTAACAAGGCTGCCACCATATTCAGACTTAAAGCTTCCAGAACAGCCAATTAAAGACATTGTAAATGTACTTGTAGTTGCATCATAGTCATATTTATCATCCGTAGGGATAAAGAAACCAAAATCTACCCTGTTCTTAGTGCCGTCAGGTAATTCAAAATCGCACATTAGGCGATACATTACAGGATTCCAACCTACATTGATAAAATAACCTAACTCATCATCATAACCAGCGTATTGTAAATGTTCTCTTCGCATAAACCACATTTTACTGTCTTTAGGAACATGAAGTGTCACATTTGCACTCTGACGAGAGTCATTCTCTACACTTGCAGAATAAGACCAATCCACAACGTTAGGGGAGAAGTCCTCGTATTTTGCACTATTTACAATATCAGAACTATATTGATACGCTCTGAATATAACGTGAGTAATAGCATTAGGATTATATTCTTTGGGATTGAAATAGTTTTCTTTGACTGGTTGGGCAATATCATAGTGTAAATTAAAATTTTCTACAACACTCATACACTATTCACCAACTTTGTACCACATTTCTGACAATATACCGCAGTGGGTATAACAGTAGTATTGCATTTAGGACAGTGTAAAGGTTTTATATTATCCGATGTATAACGTTCTTCTGTCTGAACCCAACTACAAGACAATTTGTTATTATAAGCCACATCTACTGAGGTTTCACAATTTAATTGTACCTCTGACTGGATTTCAACAGTCATTATCCAATCCTCAGAAAGTTTTAACTTCTTAGGCTTTCCGTTATGTAACCATTCTGCAAGAGCAACTATCCAAGCTGTAGATGTATCAAGATTGAAGTCTTCTTTACAAGCTCCCTCTGAATTATCAAGCCATAATCCGTTTATTGTACCAGTCCAATAAGAAGCCTCGCCATCTCGGATAACATAAGGAAATTTGTTATTCTTTGAGACTTTAACATCAGCTGCTCTGTTATGAGTATTATCTTCGCTAATTTCAACATCTGTGTAAAAGCAGAGACCAGTATCGTCCCAAATTTCAATCCCATTAAATTTCATTTTTATTCACCGTCCTTTATTTAAGTTGTTCTTCAAATAGTCTATGACGCATTTCTGTCTGGAAGTTGTTGAAGATTTCTTCGTTCCAGTCTTTATCACGTTTGATTTCAGATGATAATAAGGTGTGATAATTAGTGTAATTTATCACATTAGAATTATCATCTCTATCCAAATTGTAACAATAAATATTTCTCCCCATATACTTTGTCATATTTTCTATATCCGCATCTTCAGATTTATAATAGTCAAGAACAACATTTACTTGAGATTCTTTTTGTGTTTGTTGCCAATGTGGTATTGCAAATGGCAATAGTTTTTCATAAGGTGTAAGATTATGGTAGTCATATGCTCCTTGATATCCACTACAATAAACATACCACTTTGTATAGCCATCATCCTTTATAAGAACTTGTTTGTAATCATCTTCACCACCTGAATGTCGTGATTCATACCACTCTAAAAGTGAACGTTTATCTATTGCTGCCGCTATTTCATCTGCGGTGGGTTTTGCTTGGTATTCTTTATACCATGTTGAAGGATCTTCGGAATCATATTTTTCGTAAGATTTATAATTATTTGCCCACATGCCAAAACGTAAATATACATCGCTATAGAAGTAAGTACTGCCAGGGCTTACGCTTGTTCCAATACGATCACTTTGTAATCCTGTTTCTAACAATTCTTGTTTATTTAATGATCGCTTTGAAAAAAAACCGCCATATACATCGTACATTATAGTGTTATCGCTGAGAGGCATTTGATTTTCTTTGGGGCGTATTTTATTATATTCACCAGCTGTTAAATACCATCTTACTACTTTTCCGCTACAATACGTGCATCTGCCTTTTTCTCCTGCTGAAATATCATCTATTTGGAAACCCATTATATTATTGCCCATACTATTTGAACATAATAATTTATTGTCTGAAAGTCTGTATGTATAGTTAATTGTTTCAAAGCTTCCATAAGATTTACTTCCATCAACATAATATCTGTCGTTATAACTTGTGTCCGCATCATATAGTCTATGATACCCATCGTTACAATCTACAAGTTCCGCTCGCATTATCATACCATTGACGGTTGTTTTATAATAAATGATTTTATTACTATCGACTGTTACTTTTATAGGCACCATAAGTTCGCAACCTGTCGACGACACTATTTGCTTAATTGTATATATACCTTTTTTTAAACGCAAAATAGGCGCAACGGCACAGCTATCAGAAGATACGGCGTAAAAATCATAACCTTGTGGCATATCGTTATATCCATTCCACCTATAAGTTGGACTGCCATTATTGTAAAAACTGACGTCTTGTATAACCATATAAGTTAAATAGTCATCTTCGCTATCGATTCTGAATTTATTTGTATTATAATCATACTTCCCGATTTTTTTCTTTTTGTATAACCATTTTTGAGATTCTTGATTATACTTATCAAATAAATATAAATATATCTCACCTGTAGAAAGTATATAAAAGCACCTTTGACGCCATCCGATTTTTTCTATGGCGTCGTCAGCGGCTTTCTCATCAGGAATATTTTTTATAGCGTAAAGATTCCAGCTAAATTTAAAATTAGGTATTTTAGTAACGGAATAAGTCTCTATGTTGTACCCGCTAATTTCTTCCGTAGTAGTAATCTCAGCTACCGACATTGCATCATGCCATAATGAACAATCGGCTACATTGCCATCTTCATCGTAAGCAACAAAAAATACGCTCTCAGCATGCACTTCTTGACCTATGGAACCATATTTATAATGGTAAGGATCGTCCATATTTTGCTGATATTTTTTCCACATTTTTTTGATAGTCATATCAGTAAGTATTTTTTCATCCACCATATCAAAATAATCGACCATCATATGTAGGGTTACATAATAATACTCATCATCATCATTCTTCTTCGCAGGTACATAAAACAAACTTGGCTCCATGTACGCCCTCGACCATCTTGTCAAAGTCTCCTTAACGTCCATCAAAATCCCTCCAAGCTCATAACACTGCCATCAGGGAAAGTGATCGCCGTGACTTCCTCCGATGAGCTGCCCTTATCCTTGACAGTCAAGGTAAATACCCTTGTCTCTTCCGTCTTGTCAGATAGTAACCAAGTCTCCGTTACGGTGCATTTTTCGGCATCATATACTGCTTTCGATGGGTGGTCAAATTCATAGTCGGTTATGACCTCCGCATAAACCATATCTCTCTGATTACTGGGTATAAACATTCTCACACGCTGACCTACTGCAACAACATTACAATTCTCAGCAAGTACATTAAAAGTAGAAGCATTTGCGAATATCTGCCAACGTACTACTTTTTCATTATCATCTTTTATTGAACCTATTACTTTGCCAATGTAGGTTTTATCAAAATCAGATTTGTTAATTTGTGAATTGTTTTTATGTATAAGTTCATTGGCGCAATTTAAAATTTGTCTTTTGTAATCCATAACAATCCTTTCCTTATATTCTTAACAATCTATATTTCAACTATATGCTTTTGTTGCTTATCAACAATATGCTTTGCTAAAACTTGTTAATATTATAGAATTTGTCGTAATATGCAAAATTTGACTTGAAATTATTCTTAATATAGCATACAATATATTTATACAATACAACTCGTTACAGTGAAAAATGGAGCATAAAATGTGTAAAAAATCAAAAGAAAACTACATAATAGACCTTCCAATAGATTACAATGAATATACTGAAAAACAACAAAGATATTTAAAGAATAGATTGCTTGACCAAATACAATGGTATGATAAAAAAGCAAAACATAATCAAAAATACTACAAAGTTTTATCTGTCATATCTGTTATAATATCTTCTTCAATTCCAATATTAACACTTTTTGAAGAAAAACCATTAGTTAAAATATTGATTGCCATTGCTGGTTCAGCCGTTTCGGTAATCACCTATATAATAAATATAAACACCTTTAAAGACTTATGGGTTCAATATCGCATGAATTGTGAGATGCTGAAAAGTGAAGCTTCAAAATTTATAAATAAAATACCGCCCTACAATTCTAACAACTCAGACGAGGCATTTGATACCTTAGTTAGTAATTGTGAGCAGTATTTTACTAAAGAATTTTCAACATGGCAAAGCAAAGTATTTCAATCTTCTACAGATTCATAAGTCTTTTCAAAGATATCAGGTTTGCAGGGGTACTGTTCTCCATTCACACCCGTGATGATATAATCCCCAACAGATGCTATCATATCGCCCTCTAATGTGTGGATAACAATTTCCTTGTCAGTCTGATATGCCTCAATTACAACAGGCTTCTTACGATATTTTTTTACATTAGTATTCAAAATAATTCCTCCTTATGGAATTGTTTAAATTTTTATTTTAGAAAGGATGTTTTTTATGCCAGAATTAAAATGTTATGACTTGTTCATTAGCCATGCTTGGAAATACGGGGAAGACTACGATAGACTTACAAGTATGTTGGACAACGCCTTATACTTCAAATATCGTAATTATTCAGCACCAAAAGATAATCCGCTAATCAATCTCGATAGAACACCCGTTACAAACAAAACGCAAATTAAGGAAGCAATTAAGCGAAAAATTAATCCTGTAAATTGCGTTTTAGTTATATCAGGAATGTATTATAACAACCGTGAATGGATGCAGTTTGAATTAGATTACGCAGTAGCTGTGGGAAAACCTATCATTGCAATCAAACCTCGTGGAAATATAAATATGCCAACAGAAGTTAGCTCCGTTGCAACTACAGCTGTAAATTGGTACACGGATAGTATTGTTTCTGCAATAAGAACTTATTCACTTTAAGCATAAAAAATGAACAATAGAGCGTGAAGATAAGGTTCACGCTCTATTTTACTATATTTTTATATAAAAGTCAAACATCAAAAATGTTTAAACTTTAGCATTGCGTACTGCTTTTCCAAATTCATCAAAAGCAGTGCCAATTTCTTTAGTAACCACATCCCTAAATGCTTCAACAGTCTTTTTATCAGCACTGCCTTCAACATTTACAGTAAGATTTACAACAGGTTTGTTATTTACGTTATTAACATTGCTGTTAGAAACATTGTTAATGGTATCACTCATAGACTTATTCATCTTGTCAACAATAGGATTATAGTCACTATTGAACGCATTAGTAAGAGGACTAATATCCACTTTACCAGCATTAACAGCCCTCATAAATTCAATAAACGTGTCATAACCTGCAAAGCTTCCCTTGCTTGTCTTTTCACTGTTGTTATGTTCCTGCCATTCTTCCTTAGAAGTAGCATTGACCTTGTGACCTAATCCCTCAACAACTTCACCATTGACCATAACTTGCTTCTTAGTAAGTTTGCCTGTCTTGGGGTCAGCGACAAGATTAAAGCCACCTGCAACCATAGAATTATCAGTCTTATCCTTATCAGTATCAGCCTGAGTAACTATGTCTTTAAGAATAGAAGTTAAATCCTGTGTAGCAAGCGTGTTATTATCTACTGTACTTGAATATTTCGCAAAGGCAGAATAAATAAAAGCATAATCACCGTTAGGCTGTACCTTGACAACACCTGTATCAATAACTTTCTGACGTTCAGTATCAGACAATTCAGACATTGCCTTAGATATATTGCCTGAAAATAAAAGCCTTCTAAGAAGTCCAGTATTAGAAGAAGTCTGTTTCTTGTCACCACCAAGCTGTTCATAAATCTTTTCAACAGCTTCATAGGTTTTTTCACCCTGTGTTTTCTGTTTTTCAAGATTGTCCTTTACGTTATCGTAATAATCTTTAGCAGTGTCTTTCTGTTCCTCAAGGATATCCTTTTGGTCTTTAAGTACATTGATTTGTTCATCACGATAGGCTTCTTCAAGGTCTTTCTTGCTTTCGTCAAGCTCCTCCTGTGCCTTTTTCTGATTTTCATTAGAAGTCTGCACAGACATTCCAGTTCCGTCAAAGTAAACGTAATTGTTCTTAGCATCTTCACGTTTAGCTTCGTCAAGAGCTTGCTCCTTTTCTTTAACAGCAAGTTGAGCGTCCTTGATTTTCTTGATTCTGTCCTCAGTGTCCTTGACCTTTTCAAGCTCGTCAATTTGCTTGTCAATAGCATCAATTTGCTTGTCATAGCTCTTTTCAATCTTATCAGAAAGTTCATCAACCTTATCAATACGCTCATCCATCATATCGGAATAATCGTCTTTAAGTTCACTGATATAATCCTTTTCTGATTCGATTTCCTTCTTATTGATATCAATAAGCTTGTCATAAAGACTGTCAAGGTCATCTATAAGTGCCTCTATGTCGTCAGTGTCACCACTTATAGTACCGTTTCTGATGCCGTCAATTCTTGCCTGAGTTTCGGTAATAGCCTTGTTTATCTGGTCACGGGCATAATCAAAACTTGCGGTAACTGTAAGCTCGTTGCCGTCTCCGTCCTTATAGCTGTCAAGAGCCTTATCAGCAAGTTTTTCAAGGTTGTCAATCTTCTTGTCAAAAAGCTCTTGCTCACGGTCGGTACGATACTTGTAAACCTCTTCTTCGTACTTGTTATACTCGTCCTGATACTTTGTAAGGTCGGAGAAATAGTGCTTGTATGCACCGTCAAGCCAGTTTATGTATTCGTCCTGTGTCACCCTATTCATTTCAAGGTCATGGTTCCACTGGGAATACAGCTTGTCAAAGGCTTCTTTGTTTTTGTCTGTATTGTCATTTTCAAAAGATGGAGCAGTAAGACTTGTTATGTCACCGTTTATCTGGGAGATAAGCCCACGGATATCTTCAATATTCGCCCCACGCTTCGCAAGCTCAAGTGTGATTTCAGATAATCTGCCTGCATTGGCTTCCATATCGGCTTTTGCAAGGGCTTCATATTCCTGTCTTAAATCCGATACGGCGCTCTGCTCATCTTTGAGCTTATCTTCAAGACTGTTTTTCTCGTTCACAAGATCAAGACGTATCTTTTCCTGTTTCTGAGCATTAAGCTTTTCATAAGCCTGTACATCCAATGTGACCACTCCCGTGACCTTATCAGTAACAAGAGCTTCACTGTAGCCAGCTTCCGACAGTTCTCTTATGGTACTTGCTGATAGCTGACCGTGCTTTTTCTGTTCATCAAGTACAGTAGTAAGCGATTTCTGATTTTTTATGAAACTGTCTGCGGATTTGGAGGCATTTTCATATGCCTTTTTCAGATCATCAAGGCTTGATGTGTCTGTCTCTGCATTAACAGTGTTATCGGTGTCACTGTTAAAATCTGCAATAGCCTTTTCAACGCCTTCAATTCCATTATCAAAAGCATTTTCATCAAGCTGAACGAGAATAGCAAGTTTTTCATCTGACAGCGATTCTATATAATCGGAAATAGGCTTTGCATTAAATTTTCCCTCGACAAACATTGTTTTTGCAAGGTCAAGATTATTATAATAACTTTCATACTCTGCGAAATTCTTTTCTGTAATTGCCCTTAGTTCCTTTTCAAGCTGTCTATCTCCGTTAGCAGAATTTATCAATCCATTTTTCCAAGCAAGATATGTTTCTTTGCTAACCTTTTCAATGGAATTATCGTCAACTGCATAATTATCAAATATGTTTTTGGCTTCTTCAATATAAGACTTTTCATATAAAACTTTGTCCTTTTCAAGAATATCACCAAAAGTCTTATACTGCTTTGTAAGTTCATCAAGTAAATTAGCTTCGTCTTCATTCAAACCTACAAGAGTAGTCTTTTTATCGGATAATTTTGCTATGATTTTTCCTATTTGGTCATATTCCTCAATCATATTTGCAGGGGGAGCAAAACTATCCCAAAGGTTTTTAACGCTTTCTGAAACGTCACTATAATACTTGTCTTTGAAATAAGGCATTGTTGCGCTACCATCTGTTCCATAATTGATTTGTGCTCTCGCCTTATTAATTTCATCCTTATTATTTTCAAGCCAAATACTACGTGCTTCATGATTTTGCTTTTCAATTTCTTTATCCGTTTTATACATACCTTCTTCTTCCACATAGCTGGCAGATACAAAATAACGTGTGTTTGTACTACCACCGGTGATGTTGAGTGAAGCCTTGTATGTCATGGCTCCTTTCTTCAAAATCTCATCCATCCAGTCTACGTTAGG